CCCTTGTGCCAGTTTTTAATGAGTATATCTTACCAGTCAGTTAAGATAAATTAATGCGCCAGTGATACGAACGTTTGCGCCAGTGATAGAAACGTCTGCACTACCAGTGAGATCTACTTTAGCAGCATCCACACTGAGATCAGCAGTAGTGATATCCGTCTTAGCTGCTACAAGATCTAAATCAGCAGTCGCAATGCTAGTCTTTGCTGCAGCAATATTCAGACCCCCAGGACCATTAATAATCATTCCTGCTAGACCCTGAACAGTGGTTGATGCTGGTGAACTCATAAACAGTCCAGCAACGCCATTCACAGTTGTAGTACGCAAAGATTTTACCTTATAATCACCTGCAATGGTGTGATGAATATTACCAGGAGATACTACATTTCTAGATGCTCTAGGATCAAACTGCAGATCTGTATCCTCACCAGCACCAAAAGTCATCTTCTGTCCAAGAATAATATCTTTCTTATTAACTTGAGCAGTGGTAACTGACGCCGCGGCCATCTCAATATCACCCTGTGCTTGTATCTTAACTGTTTGACCGTTTAGTACAAGTTCTTCTGTAGCAGTGATTTCAATTTTTGCTGCTTTAATATATCTGGTTGAACCAATAGATTCTTCTACATAATCACCATAACAAAGAACATTTAGTGCTTGTCCTTCATTTTCTGTTCCACCAGCACAATACTGGAGATTAGATCTTTCATTATGAAGTTGTTGTTGTCCCCAAGTTTTGATTCCAAGGACACCACTACCAGCAACTTCTGTTTTCTTTCCAGTAAGAATTCTTATGTTACCCTTGTTATCTAAAGATAATGCACTATCCCCAGGACCATCAATCCTCAACGCAGAAGTTAGTCCATCAGGGAGTCTTCTCTCATAAATTTCCGAACGTGTTAACCACCCTTTGTACCAAGTCTGAAACCTAGGTTGATCTGTCAGCGCCTGTTCTTCATCAGGCGTTGTCTGCTTGAAAATATTATTAGGATATTCTTTTGCGCCTACAGGATGTGACATTATGGGCAATCAATATAGTTACCAGTACCAATCTTAGTGGCACCAATAGTGGACAGTGCTTCTGTATCTAGACATGCTAAGGATGGTAATAGTTTAGCACCATAACCACCACCCCCTACAATATCAACAGCAGGGAATCTATCAAAAGTAATCTCTCTATTCAAGATACGAGCACCAATAACAAATCCGTCGTTGTTGATAACTGCCTCTGCAATACCTAGTTCGCCATTTACATACATGTCTGGTACGCTAGTGTAACCAATACCAGGTCTAAGGATGGTAAATGCATCAATAATACATCTGACATCGTTGTCTGCTGTACGATTCAATTTATATCCATATCCAGGAGATTGAATTCTAATCTCTGAAACAGATCCAGAATTGTCAAGCAATGCAATTCCAGTAGCTCCTGATCCCTCTCCACCAATAATAACAATAGGTGGTTCTAACCAAGAATCTCCTGGGTCATCAATAGGAATCTCAATAATTCCACCATTATCGTCCGTGATAGGTTCTTTTGCGGTAGGTGGTCTAAACTCCTCAAATACTGTTTCTGGTGTATCACCAATACCTTGATCAATATCATCAATGTCTTGATCATCTGGAACAGTAATCAAGACATCTACAGATGCTCCTGTTCCAGCGATAGTAAAAGTAAGTGTCTCAACATCTTCAATTTCACCATCTTCTTCAATACCAACTGTTACTTTTGATTGGTTGTTATTGATAATAAAATTTCCACTAAGTTTATTTCCTATAATATCTGAAGGAATAATACCATTTCCAGTTAAATTATAGTATAAGATGGTTCCATTTTCTACATTACTAGTAGAAATTGTGTATATGATAAATTCTCCCTCAGGACAACTGGTTCTGTTCGCAATAACAGAATATGAAGGTGTTGTATCAGTAGCGTCATCGTCACCACCATCTCCACTCCCATCATCTGGTACATTTGGATTTGTTGGAAGAGTATCTGTAGGAGGATCTGGAATTGGTACAAATGGATCTACTGGTTCTGGTTGATAAGGATCATATGGTTTCTTAAGATCTTTTTCAGTAATTGTACCTTTACCAATATTTTTGACAAACACTGTTTTTACATCATCTACTGGAGAATTTTTCTTCAACCTAATGAAAAACGTCTCTTCAGGATCCTTTTCTTGATCAACTAACGTTTGAATATTGATAGTTTTTTGTGTTTCTCCTGGAGCAAAACCAAGAATACCCTCTTGTTCTAGATAATCTGATCCAGCAGTTGCAGTTCCTTGTTTTTTGATAGTATTGAATTTTACAGAAGAAGAAATATCAAGGAATCCACCTCTTGTTACTGTAAACACTGCACTTTCACCTTCTTTTACAGTGACATCATTAATAGTGTATGTAAGTTTTGCTTTTTTAGTATCTGTAGTCCCTGGTGCTGGTACTCCTCCAATAAATCCAACTGTTGTTATTTCTAACGGTCTTCCAGTAAAAGCTTCATCACAAATATATTGAGTATAGTCAGCAGGAGTATCACCAAATAAGTTATCAATATCTCCTAAGAGTTTATCTAAGAAATCTTCATCATCATCTTTTTTCTTCTTCTCTCCAGTTGTACAAACTTTCTTATATTTTGCACATGTTTGATCTGGTCCAGAGCAAGAAATTCCTAACAGTTTCAGAACATAATTAATTGCTTGTCCAATCAAGTCAAGTGGAGCAGCAATTGCTCCAAGAATATCTTGTAATGGTCCTAATACACTATCCAGCAAATCATTCATTAACTGCTGGATTTTAGAGATGATGCCATTTACTAATTCATCAATTTGACAGATAGCAGCACGATAGATCTGATTAATGTAACTCATCAACAGATTGGTTAACCATGCCTCTAGTCTTTCACCAAGATCTGCCATCTTACATCCCAAATCTTTTAGGATGTTATTAAACCACTCTGTAACAGGAGTTAAGACATTTCCACTTTCATTAGGTTGTAAAATTGCTTTTACTAAAGCATCAACTGCTTCTTGAATCTTGGTAGTAATCCAACCTTTAACTCTTGCTAAGAATTCTCTTACAACACGAATTGCTTTATCTATTTTAGATCTACCTTCAGAGACGGCACTGTTAATACCTCCAGTTACCTTACTGACATAGTAAGTGCCAATATTACCATTATTATTTTGGATTTCTGCTAAAAGTTCACCAAGGATGTTGTTCATCTGAGTTTTTAGATCAACATCTTTGCATTTTTCAGCAACTACTTGACACCATTGCTCATCTTTAATTGCTTCTACTTTTGCAGGAGGGAGTGGAACATCTTCTTCACCATCACCACGTTTTCTACCAGTGGCAAGTCCACCACCTGTTTTAGCAGTGCCGTCTGCACCTTCTTCACCATCTTTTGCTGGGTTTGGAGCTAAATCACCAGTTCTTACGCCAGTTTTAAATGCTTCACCGTCATTAGGATCAATGTCATTGATAACTGTTGTTGCGCCTGGAACTTGTCCTATAGAACCCATAATGATGGGTTTCTGTCTATCATTATCTAAGAAAAAACCAATAACCCAACATCCCTTAACAAGTTGTGGATGAGCTCCACCAATGTTGCCAGGCATGAATGGAGTAGTGATAGGCATTATCGCAGTTGCCCATGGCAAATTTTTTGTCGGTAAAACCTCTCTGTTAGAGGTGTGATCACCGACAATTCTTACCTTATAACGGTATCCGCCTTTGTTGTTTTTTTCATCGTGGGCGGTTCCTTCAATTTGTCCAACCCACCATGTAAATCCATCGTTTCCGATGCGTTGGGTTGGAATCAAACGCGATAATGCCTCATCCATACTTAGTTATCATGAACTTTACATTCAGGAGCTCCAGGTTCTTGGTCACAATAGAGTTCTAGTGGTGAGGGATCGTGGTGATCTCCTTCTTCAATTTCTTTCTTGTGGTGCTCAACATACTCTTCTAGATCGTGCAGTTCACCTTCAATATGGCGACGCTGCTGTGGAGAAGTCAAAGGGTTTTGAAGAATTTCCTTATCTTTCTCAATATGCTGTTCAATGCTGTCCATAGGTAATTACCTCCTGTGATTATTTAGGTGCTGTGTGCTGATACCTTGTCTTTCATTCCGTAGGAATCTCTCATAAGGCGGAGAGTTGTTAAAAATCTACCATTATTTCCCATAGTAGGATCATATTGATGAGTTACTTCCCCAATCAAATATTCTCCACTACTTTCAAGATCATATGGTTCATCTTTTGCTAATTCATCTGGTAACTTACTAATTAGTCTAATGTTAATTTTATCTCCTGCACAGATTTCTGAATTTCCTGGAATAACAATGGTACATACTTGATTCTGTAGTAATTGATAACGTGAAATTGATTGTACGGAAAAATACTTCTGCCAATCAGCAAATTTAGTGGGTTTTTCAGCTCCATCTTCTGGTTCAGGAGAAGCGACACCTGGTTCATTGAACCAAGTTTCATGATCTAGAAGGATAGACAAGTTTCTAGATGAAATATTTTCTAGAAGTTCATCTCCCATACCTGATGGTACTTTAGTTAAGATCTTTTGTCCACCTAAATGCGACATATTATCGTAATTGTTAGATAATCTGTACATATACTCAGAATATTGTCCAGTTGAGTGATTAAAAAATACTACTTTAGACGCAAGTTTTCCCTTCCTGAGAGATTCCATCAAATT